ATGGCAGAAGAGGAAATTCTGGAAGCGTTATCTTCTACGGCTCCTCAGTTAAATCAAGTTGATGACCAACCTAAGAGTGAAAGACCTGAATTAGTTCTAACCGAAAAGAATTTTAATCGAATTATCAATGATATTATTTTGAATAATGGAATAAAACGTGATAGAGAAGATATGAATATAGGAATGGCAAATAGTCAAGAATTGCCTCTCTCAATTCCTCAGATAAAACAAATTGATGATCAACCAACTGCACAAGGTCAAGAATTAGTTCTAACCGAAAAGAAATTCAATCGAATAATCAATGATATTATGGAAAATAATAGGTTAAAACATGATAAAGAAGATATGAATATAAGTATGGCAAGAAGTCAAGGAGCACCTCCCATAATGCCTCAAGTAACTAATAATAATGTATCAAATCAAAACGTATTACAGACAGAAATAATGCCTAGTTTTAATTTTGATATTATGAGAGATGCTTTACCTGCTTGATTATTCGTTTGCTAATTTAGCAAAATAGGACATTTCTTCGTCTGTCTCTTCACCATTAGTACCACCAGTATAATCTTCAGCCGTAGTTGGAGCAGTTGGTGCTACAGGTGTTTCAGGTGCTTTATGCATAGGAGTCACCTTTGGTGAATCAAGACCAAGAACAGTGGTCAAACGTTCTTGAAGTTCCTCAAAAGTTTTGAAGTTCTCTTCATCTGTAAACTCAGTCAATTTATATTGACTCTTCCAAATTGTCTCAAGTTGTTCTTCACTCTCAAGAAGTTGTGATGGTTTTTCAAATTCACTCTTATCATAATTTTGAAAACCTTCAACTTTACGAATCTTCAATTTGAAATTCGCACCTTCCCAAAGATCAAAAGGATTTACTGGAGATTCATCTTCAAACTCCGGATTCATCAAATCGTTAACTTTGTCAAAGATTTTCTTTCCGTACTTGTACAAAAAGACCTTACCTTCGTTTTGAGGATTCTTAGGATCACTTACAACATATATGTTTGAGAAGTAAGAAAGCCTACGTTTTTGCTTACGAGCAATTTCTTTGTTGGCTTCAATACCAGAGTTCCAAAGTGTCCTGTTATAATCAGATACAGGATCTTTTTTACCAAGAGTTGTCAAAGAATTTTCAATATACCACTGCCCTGTCGGACCTTGAAAACCATGATTGAACACTCTTGCCCAAGGAACATCTTCACCGTCACATGGGGGGAGAAAACGAATTACGGCATAACCGTTACCAGATTTGTCCACTTCTGGTTTCCAGATTCTATCATCTGTATAATTTTTCGTTTCTGTTTCGGGATTGTTTACTTTGTTGATCTCATCATTTAACTTTTGCATGAAATCATTACGGGACTTTTTTAGGTTTGCAAACGACATATTACTCCTTATTTCGTTATATTAAAATATTACATTAAAGACTATAGTATAACACGATTGTTATAAAATGTCAAGTTTCTTTCGGAGAAGACTCCGAAATTTCGTCTTATCCACCTCCAAAAATGGAGAATACTTTTGCACCTTTTTGCGAAACTCAGGCCAGATTATTTTCTCTGAGATCTGTTTGTTCCATCTAGGTACAAAATTTACTAAAGCATTAAGTATGATAAAGGTCTCAATCATTATATATTTAGCAATGCACATTTTTAGCAAAATGGGATGCTGGCCACTTTTAACTTCAAAGACTTCATCAAACTTATGCTCATCCAATAGTTTATCAATGTCATTATTGAACATATAAGATAAACTTTGAATTCTTTTTTGCCAATCCCTATAAGAGATTTCGGCTTGTTCTGTTAATGTATCTGTAATCCAAAAGTTTTCATTGTCTACAAAATTTGCTACAAAGAATGTCTTGATTTCTTCGTCTTTATAATTCTTTGAAAGTTTTGTAAATAGAAATTGATCTTTTCGTTTCGAAAATGTTACTTTAGATGTTCTTATACGACCCTCATATTTAAAGTAGTCGTAAGTAGGAGACTGGAAATGTCTTTTAATAGCAAGATATTCTTTGTAACATTCGTAAGGTTCCACTTTAATCATAATCCAGGTATTTTAGTTGTCTGAGGAAGGAAATGTAATTCTTGAGCCTCTTCACGTACTTTCTGCTTCAATGCTCCTTGTACAAGTTTACCTACTGTTTCAGGTTCCACATTATTTTGCTCACAATAATATTGAAGTGCATCAATATAGGACATATGTTTAGTCTTTTTGATATTTTCAATAGTTAGTGAAAAATCTTGAGGTGATATTATTTTTAACATATTAAGTTATTCTTGGTTTGACTAATTTACCGAAAGAATTTTTATTTTTATTCTTCACGATATTATTGATTGCTGATTTGACCATATCAGGTGTAATGCTTTTAGTGCAAATGAAATCATTTTCATCAGGGCACCAAGCCCATTTACCAGGATCAAAAGTATGTCGATTATAACAACTATTACAAACATCAGTAGTATGTACTCGTTCACACTCAATCTGAAATTCTGATTGAGGATTACTAAAGCCAGATATTAATACAACAGGTTTATCTAATGCCCAGGCTAACCACGAAAGTCCAGATCCTAATCCCATAAAAAATTCACAACCATTTATAGTCGCAATAGTTTGATCTAATGTTCTCTCGTGTCTATGAATAACATCATCAGGAGAACTATTCATATATTTTCCTGATCCAAATACCTGATGTTTATCTACGCATACAACATCATAATCCAATTCTTTTAAATATTTAACTATCACATCCCAACCCCCTTCATAATTCCAATACTTTGCTTGAGCCGTTGATTGCATTCCAATACATACATATGGTTTGTTTAACTCTGCTTCAAGTTCATTTACTACTATTTTAGCACGTTCTTCCCTATAGTCAAGTCCTAGTATGCTTGAGGCGACTTTTTGTAAAGGAACTTTTTGAGCATCTACGGGGCATCTATCTGCATTTGCATGTAACCATCCAATCCAATATGAATGTATATAATCAGTAAACGAATTATGATCATCTACAAATTCAATATTAGGATATTTATCTCTAAATAAATGATTAAAAAATGTAAAACAATATACCTTACATTTGTGTTTTTGTTGAAATTGATTGACAGATCCCATCCACGCAAGATTATCACCCATAGCACCAGAATCAAAATAAATATAAACAGATTCTTTAGTTAAGTCCATCTCATATTCATACGCTAATCTACCAGATTTCTCTCTTACCTCAATTCTCCACGGAACAAAATATTCAATAGTAGATCCACACCAACAATTATTTGATATCGTATTTTGATATAATATTTGACCAGTATCCTTATTTAAAAATATTACATCATATTCCTTATTATCATTACCATTTATTTCTATTATTGGGTTTTTACCCAGTTTTAGAATAAACACATTTTTTTCTAATTCCGGTTCTTTGATTATCATATCAGAATCAGAATATGCAAACATTAATCTATCTTTCATCGATCTAGGAGCCAGGTGCTTCAACTCTTTTGCTTCATAATAATGCTTCTCTAAAGATTTAAATATATTTGACCAATCACGTTCTACTGCAAAATCTCTTGCGTGTTTAGAATAATCATCATAATCGTTAATGATATTTCTTATACCGTCAACAATCGTGTCAACTTCTCGTGTACACTCTACCAAACCAGGAACCTCTACCTTATCTTGCATAGTCCCTACACAAGGTAAACCGCAAGCCATTGCTTCAAGAACTGCCAAACATGGTTGCCCTGTTTCAACAGTAGAAGGATGCACTATAATCGTATGATCATTTAATATCTTTCTTAATTCAGGCTTTTCTACATTTCCTGTCTGTACAATATCAATATCTTTTTTACATCCGTTCAAAACATCATAAAAAAGTTCATTATAATTATCGTGTATACTATCAGGACCAACAATCGTGATTGGTAACCCTATATTTTTTGCGGCCGTTATAGCAAGATGAAATCCTTTTCTATCATCTCCTCCTCCCACACAAACCAATCTATGATCTTTTTTATTATTTGTAGGGAAAAAATAATTAGAATCTACACCATGATCCAATTTTCTTAATTTTTCAGGATTATCATAATACGGAATCAAATGATCACAGGGTATTAACGAAAATAAAGAATTTTTTATAGATTCATTATTCACCTGATAAAACCAAGAATTTTTCCCATTTACCCAAGGATGCACATCATGAGTAGTAAAAATATATGGAACACATCTATCACGAATCAGATCAGAAAAACCTCCTGTGTGCAAATGAAACACATCATAATAATCCAGATCTGTTTGATTTATGTCATCTAACCATTTCAATGCAACTTCATGCCCACGTTGTTCTGCGGTTCTAATATAATGATATATCACTTCTTCCAAACCACCATATCCTTTTGGAGGAATATCAAGCCCACAACCAACATGAATTTGCATTATTTTTAATTTTGTATCATCTATTTTTTCTATTACAGGCTTTATCGTAGTAGTCTCTGATTCTTCTATTTGAATATTTTCCTCAGATCGTTTCATTGATACAATATTATATCGATTGTTTTGCTCAAAAAAATTGAAATGATACCCATTAGACAACACAACTTGATAGATAGAATCTATATTATCGGTCTCTGTTCTAAGATTATAATGTAAATTTTTGTTATCAGTAAATAATATTAATTCATATGTTTGAGTCTCATTAACTGTTTTTATCTTTGTTATAATTTCCTGAATCTCTTGAGGAGTTGTTTCTAATTGTATTTTTATAAAAAAGTAATTTGCATTATCAAAATAATCAAAATATAATTTATGATCAAAGAATAATTTCTCTACTTTATTCCTCTTTTCAATCGTATAATCATAATTGATAAAAGATATTATTTGAGAAGATTCGACCCAATTCAAAGTAGTTGTAAATGTAGATTCTGCTAAATCATATATGTCATCGAAATATTTTACATTTCTCGGATATTCTAAGTGAAAAGATTTACGTCTTTCTTTAGCATCTATGGCTAATTGTGCTTCTCCTCTCTGATTCCACCGAGTAAAATTTTCTGAGGCTCCATGTTCTCTAGCCACATAAACTGTTCTTGGAATATTAATCCATTTTCCCCGTTCTTCTAACATCAATAACCATTGACCATCATTAGATGAACAAGCATCACCATCGTTATGTTCTGGGAAATGCAATCCAGGTAAATTTCTGAATATCCTCAAATATCCAAAAATACCACTACGAGCATGATATAGTTTTTCAAATCCTTCTAGAAAAGAATCATTATCAGTTGATACATAAACATTGTCTTTATAATTTTCAAAAAGTTGAGAAGGGGTTTGAGGTAGTGTATTAGAGTATTTGTTCGCATTAAAATGCATCAAAACAACTTCAGGAAAAATCTCAAAATAATGATTGATCATTTCAAATACGTTTGGTAATAATCTATCATCCGCATCTAAATGACATACAATATCCCCATTAGCAAATTTCTGAGGATTCCACCATACTTCTTTTTTATGTTTAGGGTATGCTACACGTATGCGAGGATCACGATTTTGTAAATCAAGAAGTTTCTGAAATGTATTATCATCAGAAAAATCATCAGCAATAATCCATTCCCAATTATCATAAGATTGAGATATAACCGTTTCGGCTAATTCATCAATAAAATTTTCAGCATTAAAGCAAGAAGTGACTAAAGAAAGTTTTAATCCTCTACTCTTGGGTTCATATTTTGGTTTTATTAAACTATAATTATTTTCTACTCGTATTTCATTTTTTACTTCATCAAATTCCCATTGTACAGGCTCAACCCATTCTCCACGAGATGCGGCCGAACGTTCATAAAACCAATCGTGATTATAACTATAAATTTTTGGAAAATTATCTTTATATTTTTCACGCAACCTATCTGTACCTGCATATTCATTATCCCTAAAACCCTCACCTTTAATTTGCAAATCAAGCAACAATTTACGATTCCACAATGTGGGCTGATGACTTACAAGCCAATCATTTTCAGGTCCCCATTGAATTAATTTTTTATCTCTAATAAAAATATTGGTTTCTCTTTTAGGTATAATATTATCGAGTCTAATAATCCTATGCATTTTTAAGGCACCTACATCATATGCATAACAGAAATTTGCAAGATCGGAAAATAATTCTTTATCAATTTTATATTTCGGCCATTGATCTTCTTGCATGTAGAATACATAATCCGTATCTACATTCTCCAACATATAGATTAATCTATCACTCCATCCTTCATCTATTTGTTTGGATTTACCATACCATTCTGGTATCCATTCTCGCTCCTCTATTCCCCAATATTTTTTACTCTCGCCTGTTTTGAGTTGAATAATTCGATCATCTTTATATGGAAAATCTATTTTTTCATTACAAAAATAAATTTGCCAATCTAGATCAAAATCCCAAAATCGGTTAAACATTTCATACCAGCCTTCCCAAAAATGAGAATAACTATCACAAGTCTGAACTATAACACTTACTTTTGGTTTCATATTAACTCTTGAAATATAATGAATTTGAGACTCGTAATCGTTGAATCTCATCCGAATCTCTTAAATCGTAAGTCCTAAAAAGAATATCATCACAAAAAACTTCAACTTTACTATCAGAATGAATGTGTATCATATGATAATTTTTTTGATAAGAAAATTGGGTATGAAATAATACATCATCAATAAACACTTTAAAGGTAGTATCTTTGTGCGGATTCATCATGAATAAAAAATGAGGTAGGGGATCTCCTACAGCATTATGTACACACTCATTCAATATCATTGCCACCCAGGAAAAATCTTGATGAGTATGAATTCGATCTTGAATCATTCCCATTCTGTCTAAATTTTCAACGAAAGGATAAAGTTCAACATTATTATTTTTATTTTCATTATAAGAAGTGAGTTCAAATACATAGGCATAAAATTCTTCGCCCACTAAAAATCCATTTGTATTGAGAATATCCTTCTGCATCTGTAAATCATTATATTTGTTAAAACAATATAATAAATAATCTACATTTGCTGAAATAAATCTAGTCGTAGTTTGCAATTTTGTTTTAATATTGGTTTCCGTGCCTCTCCCATCATCAACTATTTTTTCGTTTTGCCAATAATAAAAAATACCATCCAAACCAGTATCTAACTTCTCCTCATTAATCAATAGTTGGTATGTGGTTTTCAAATAACCATCATAATCAAATAAGTGAATTTTTTTCTTACCTAGCATCTTAGCATATTGGGTACCCAAATGCATTAATCTAAAAACCGCAAGAACTGTATTATAAGAACAAAATTCCTTAGATACCACATCATAACCCGGTGCATACCAAGTCATATATCCTAAAAAATTAACATCCGATAATACAATATTATCTTTGTCATAAACAAAGTAATCAACTTCTTGTTGAAATTCTTTAGTAGCAGGTGTATGAGATGTAACAATAACCTCATATCCAAACGATTTAATTTGTCTAACAAATTCTAAACATACCCTAATTCGTTCTTCATCACTTAAATGTGCATGTATGCATACTATGGTGTCTTCACAACTCATATGTTATATCACCATCCTTTAACAGGGTTGTACCGTCTTTATGCGACTTGTCGAGATAAGAATCACCAGAACATTGTATTGATAATGGTTCTTTCACTATTCCACATTTTTCGTCTGGAAATACAAAATTATTAAGCCATAAATCATAAGTATCCCAACCAGTATTTTCAAATATATCTATAAAATACTGTCTTCGGTTTGTCGGAATCAAATAACAATGTGCTTCCGACATTCGATCTGTGACCCCAAAATTCTCATATTCTTCATAATGCCAATCTGGAATACGTTTACCAAATGACATATAATTCAAATTATTATACAACAAATCATCATAACTGTCAATGATTAACTTAAAAACCTCCCGAGGAGGTTTTATGAATATGGCATCGCATTCACAAAACAAAATTGCATCATAATCTTCAATCATATATTCTTCAAACACTCTACGATGAGCCATATAATTTCCATAATGTGGGCCTGTCAATTTATAATCACCTGGTTCTAATTGAACCGCATCTGGTCTAGCACAGGTATCTTTTGGAGGCATTCCTATATACCGTTCATTAATTGATTGTTCATATTCCCAATTTGATACTTCACACAATTTATTAATATGTCTAATACTCTCTTTTTCACGTTGACCATTCACATCACATAGCATATGCACTACTTTAATTTTAGGATATCTTTTAGCCCATAGTTGACCCAACCCCTTCTCATCAGGCTGATCACTCTCAGAATGAGAACGTTCAACTTCAAACCCTAAAGATTCAAACCTTGATTGTAATTCTTCACTTCTTGTAAGATGATATTCCAAATCTTTATCATTGTTAAATTGATGGAGTTCAATACTTATTTTCCTAACTTTATATTTCAAAAAATCATCCGGTATTGTAGGTAAAATATCCCACTCCGCTCCTTCACAATCCATCTTAATCGCATCAATTCTATCGATTTTATTATTATTGACAAAATTCTCAAAAGTCATTGTATTTACAGAAATCGATTTAGTCTTTCCTAAAGATGTAGGATTATTCTCATCTGTATTATAACTCTCATAAAAAGAATTTGTACTACTCGACCCGACCATCAAAAATTCTTTCTCCCCAACAGTCTGATCCAGTGCAAAATTATATTTCTTAACATTGTCAAATCCATGTAAATTTTTAGATAAAATTTTATAATTCAGATGAGTAGGTTCTATTACATGAACCTCTTTTGCTTTTTGTTGTAGTGCATATAAACTAAAAAATCCAAAGTGCCCTCCAATATCCAATACAACATCATGTTCAGATATTTTCATTTTATCATAGACTCTAGAAATAAATACTTCACTCAAGGTAAACCATGCTGATGGATCATCTACTATTCCTTCCACATTTATTTTTTTACCATCCACTACCGTCTCATCTATATCTCTATTAAAATTGAAAGAGGTTTCAAATAATAAATTATGATGAGTTATTTTATTGATATCACTTAAACTAGAAAAATGTCTCTCAGACACATCAAATATTTTAACTATAAACCCGTTCACATATTTTGCCAAACAACTAGGTTGTACAAACATATGTTGTGCTAAAACTCTAGATCTCATAATACACAATTTGTTTCCGAGATCATATATACAAATCAATTTATTTTGCAAAACATCAAAGGCAGACTCCGAGAATGATAAATTAATCTTAACCGATTTCGACATATCACCATCAAAATCAAGAGAACAGTTTATATCCCCATCATTCAGATCCAACATTCGTTTTATTCTCAAATAATTTACCGAATTATTAGGAGATAAAAAAGTTGCTTTTCTATCATATTTGTCGAGATAGGAATCTATCTTATGCATCAATATCGGTATATTCCAACTCAATGCTTCTTTCAACACTAAAGGATTTGTTTCTTTATCTCCGGCATGCCCTCTAGAAGTGAATAAAAATAAATCCATACAAGAATAAAATTTTTCAACATCTGTTCTCTCTCCCCAAATTATACAATTTTCAGGTTTATTTTTCATCAAGGGTTCCCAATAATATTTAAAATTGGGGGCCTGATTGCCTATAAAATGAAATTGTATTTGTTGATTTTTAAGTTGATTGGCATAATCAAAAATTTCACCTTGATTTTTTCTAGAAGTAAATAAACCCACATTCAGTATATGCTTAAATTCAGGATCCAAATTCAAGTCTTTCAACCCCTGTTCTCGATTAACTCTTTGATAATTATATTCAGGATATTCTACTACACATGCAGGGGTATCAATAGATCGAAAACGAATCAATTGATTATCACTACAAAATAAAAATTTATCAGGAAAAAATCTCTTATTTGCAGGATCAAATGCTGAATCATGAGAAGTTTCAAAAATTTTATATTTACGATTTTTGGTGTAAATCTGTCTAGCAATATCATCTGATATATCAAACAATTCTGGCATTTCTTCGAAATGAACAATTTCAGGTTGTATCTTTTCAATCAATTCTAATAATTGATCCTTTTTTTCCCCTAATGTTATTAAAGGATTTTTAAGAACTTCAACCAATTTATCTTTTTGTACTCTAAAAATACCAAGATCTTGATATTCTATAACATGAATATCATATTGATCCTTTAATAATTCAACTTTTTTAAGTAAATATTGAGGAGCCCCACCTGTAGAAAGGTGGGGTGTCACATATAGAAGTTTTTGCATAATTTATTTTTTAGGTTATTTTTTCTCTACGAATTCATAAAGTTCGGAAGCCTTCTTCTTAATATCATCAATGGTATATGATTTAGGCTGAAGTTCTTTCCACAACTTCATATTCGCTTCACCTTGTTCCCTTGCAAGATCCCATGCTTGATACATCATGTTTTCAGATCTAGCATAATTATCATTGAGATAACTTTGTGCCATCTCTAAAAGTTTGAATCGTAGTTCAAATGGATTAGACATATTGTCCTTTCTTTGTGTGTGTTGTGTGTTATTGGTTGTTTCTGTTCCAAGGCACAACCAGAAAAGCCCGTAGCAACTAAGCGGCTAATGCCACTTGTGCTGAGGTATAATCATCATTGTTTGCGATTATTATAACAGACTTTTTTACATCTGTCAAGAGATGGTCTCCTCTGCATATTCACAGTCAGTCGAATCCAAACACCCCCACCACTAAGAAATCAGAATGAAGTCTAGGGCAAAATATAATCCCAGTATAATAAATAATATAAATACCCAGAGGAACACATTATTAAAATCATTCATGTGTTCTCCTTGGTGGAGGTGGTGGGAATTGAACCCACGTCCTGTTCTGCTACCCTGCAGAATCATTGACATAAATATTTATACAACTCCGGAGACAAAGTAAAATGAGAATTTATACATGGGCAGTATAGCAAGACCCTTTAAATGGGATACAAGTACAAATCCAGATTCACTAAAAGAAATGAGTGACAACGAATTGGAATATCTTTCATATTATTTCAGACTATATTATGCCAGTCAATTAAATACAGGGCATAACGGTAGTATTGTATATGATTCCGTAGGAACCCATTCAGGATCAAATTATCCAAGAGTAGGAAGTATTTTTAGAACAATTGATTCCACGTGGAATCCCAATGCAGACAATTGGCATTATCCTAGTGGAGGTGTAGATCCACTCGATCAAAGAAAAAATATGGTAAGGAATACCAATCCTGATGACTATGGTGGATCTCCAGATGATGATAATGCAACTGATCCAGGAGAAACTGCATTTGATAACTCCAATGCTACTAGAAATACCTATCGCATAATAATGACCAAAAAACATGCCAACTCAACTCTTGATGATTTGCCTTCAAATTCAACATATAATTCTGATGGATACTTAGTCTGGAATGGTGCTGGAAAATATTTGCAAATTGATAATACAGTTGCAGATATAGCCCATACAGTTCTTAAACATTCTAATCAGCAAATGATAAGTGGAGATGAACTTGGAACATATAGAGTACAAACCAGCACTCCAGGAAGTGATTGGACTGTATTGAACGGATCGGGAAATAATGAATTTATATTTACAGATTCTATAATGACTTATAATTCTGGAGCAACTCCTGGTACTGAAAGCAATGAGGCCAGAGCGGAGTGGAATTTATATTTAAAAACCTCTCATACATTTGGAGGAACAACAACTGCATTGGTCACAGAACCTTTTGGGTGGGACTCTAATACATATAAACAAAAACCAATTACAAATACAGGAAATTTAATACAAAATATTTTATATCCAATCTATATACAAGAAGACTTTGCAGACCTAACAGGACATGGTTACCCAGAATATCGTTGGAAAACCAGTTCTTCAGTCAGTGCCTGGGAAGGATACAGGGGGACCATAGCAGATGCTTCTTATGAAAATTCAACGGCAAGGACAAGTTATTTAAATCCTGGAGATAGCACATATTACTATGACAGATATGGAGCAGGAGCATATACAACAAACGCCATCTATTATTTCATAATGAATATTGGAACTTCATCAAATTTTATAAGATAAAAATATGGGAAATATAGTAAGACCTTTAAGATGGAATGGAGCGTATCACGCAAATTCTTTGGCGGAAATGACTGATAGTCAACTAGAAATAATGTCATGGTGTTTACGTAAATATTTTGCAGATAGATTGGCAGAATCTCATGACATGAACTCAGGTACCAGCCCATATGTATCTTGGACTAGTGGAAGATGCACAACGGGTAATATATCTGGTAATCCTGCAGTAGGATCTATGTTTGTAAAAACTGGAGGCTCAGGCACATCTCCGTCTACAGATAGTAGTAGTTATTGGGATGTTGCAGGGACCTCTATGGATGATAGGAGAAAATTTGTTGCAAGAAACACTAATCCTGATGATTATGGAGGATCTCCAGACCCTGACTATGCATCAGATCCAGGGGAAGCGGCTTTTGATAACACTCTTGCTATTCAAACTAAATATTGGTTTCAACAAAGAAAGGTAACTGAATACAATTCAAACTTCCAGTCTCTACCTAGTCTACCTTCAGACAGTACATATAATTCTGATGGTTACGTTGTTTGGAATGGATCGAATTCTATTATCGTTGATAATACAGTTGCAGATATTGCACACACTATTATTAAACACGCCAACTATAATATGTTATTTGGGGATGAACTTGGAACATATAGAATTGCTACCAGTTCTCCAGGAACATACTGGATGCCTAATCTAGACTGGGCATTCATAGATAGTATAACACAGTTTCATACCATTCCTGATCTTCCCGTAATTGAAACCCAGTGGATGTATACCGGTTATGCTCTATATTTAAATGTTTATACCGCTCCTCCTGGATCCATTACCGATACTGATTATACAAATGCTTTAGGAGCACCGAATGGAACCAGTGATAGATTAGATGCACAACATTCTTGGGTGGAAATGAATCTTGTAAAAAATATTTTATATCCAATATGGATACAATCTAGTTTTGCTGATTTAGGAGGATACGGTTATCCTAGATATACAATTCAAACTTCCAGTTCCGTGACATCTTCCCATGAAGAAATTAGAAGTCCAGCAATAAATGACACCTCATATACTAATTCATCTGCAAGACAGCAATTATGGCAAGGGACATATTATCATGATAGATATGGAACAGGACTCACACAGGCAACACACTCATGGTATCTTAAAATGCATTGGCCTTCCGCAAGTTATTTGAGAACACCAGGGTAATATAAATATTATAAACTACAAAGGAGTATAAAAGTGGCGTTATCAATAGAAGCAATTGAGAAAGAACAAAATACAATAGATTTTAAATATAATGCATCTTTAATAGGAACAACAGATAAGGATAAAGAATATGTTGATCCAGACAATGGAGAAATGATTTGGCCTGAAGGGTACATTAGAATCAATCATGCACGATGGCAAAATTCTGTTCTTGGAATAAATGATCCTAATAGATTAGTTCACCTCGAAACATTTGATGGTGAAAAAATCGAATTTCATTCTATTCAATATTTTCATCCTGAGGAATTAGAAAAAGAAAAGCCAGCAGTGAAAGACTCGCCAATGATGAAGGCTTTTATTGGTTCTCCTTTTTATGATGTTTCCGTAATAGATACAGAAACTGGAAGATATTTGAATGCTATGGATGCAACAACATATGCATTTCAAGCATGGAGAAAATCGTTTAATCCAGAAGAACAAGAACAATATCAAGAATGGAAAAAAAATAAAGATAATGATACTGAAGATGTTGAACCTTCAAACTTCAATACTGAAGACTCAACACCTACTGAACCAAGAAGTGTTTGGCAATTATTATCTGAAGCAACTACAGAGGATTTATTTAAATTTAAATTAGATATTTTTGAGCAAGAAGTGGTTCAAAATTCAGAAAACAAAGAATTAAGATCTAAAATAAGAAAATCAAAATCCATATGTGAAGTTTGCGCCGCATATCAAGCATTACTTGATGAAAAATCTCCAGAAGCAGGAAGCGAAGAATAATTTCCTCCAAACATATTATGAATTATTTTAATATCTGTATGATATTCGTTATCTAAATACAGCCAATTTCCTGGATATAAAAAATTCATTCTAGCCCACCAATCTTTCGTAGGGTTATTGACACCTTTAGTAAACCATGTCTCAGGTAAAAATCTAAGTTTTAATTTCTC